CTCTTATAGAAAGAAAAAGCCTCCCCAGTGACGGGAAGGCTATAAGTAATCTAACGATAGACCCAATCATTTGTCTTTGGCTTTCCCTACGTTAAGAGCGAGCCAATCAACGACCTTGTAGAGTTTCGCTGCCCAACCGTCGTCAACAGGCGTCGGTGTTAACGCTGCGATCGCAGATGCTGCCGCAACGATAGCCGTAAGTGTGCTGATGAGGGTGTCTTTGTTGTCTACGATGTAGTTGATTAGGTTCATGGGGTTATTATTATTAATTATTATAGGATGTCAGACACAGAGAGTCTGCGGTGAACTTCAGCTTGGTAACTTGGGTCCTGCTTGTAGCGCGGGTCACTCATAGCCTGCGAGACCATAGCCGAAGACGAAAAGGGAGTAATAGCTTGGCCGTTGGTTTGCCCTTGGACTAACTGAGGGGCGCCTCCGCTGGCCGAACGATACTGTGAATACAAGCCTTGTGCTGCCACCTTAGCTTGCTCAACAGTCCCAGTCTCTACGATCTGGTTAAACGCATCAAGCGAACCTTCGTCTAGGTTCTCTGTGGCCCATTCAGCCATCGCTTGGTAACCTTCTTGACCACCGACAGCCCCAAAGACTTCGTTAGCCTGGGTGTCAGCGATTGCCTGTTGTCCTGCAATGTAAGACTCAACAAGTTGCTTTGGTAACCCAGATTTCTCTAAGGACTCAAAGGTCTCATCGCTTAACTTACCGGACTCCATGAACTCATCAGTGGCCGCGTTGATAGCACTAACAGACTCAGGTTGTTCACCCTCAGGCTCTGGTGTAGCCTCAGGGTTCCCAAGCTTGCTCTCTAGTTCCTGGTAGGCAGTCGCCATGTCCTCGGCACTCGAAAACTTCTCAGGTAACCACTCAGGGCGGTCAGGTTGCGGTGTGTCTTCTTGTTGTCCTAGCTGTTGCGCTAGTTGTTCCTGGTTATCATCCCAGGCCTGTGCCATTGAGTCCGTAGAGTCAACAGCTGCTTGTTCTTGAACGGACGGTTCAACGGTCTCGCTCGTTTGTAGTTCTGCCATTTTTATTCAGTGGGTTCTTCTACTCCTTGTTGCCTTTGTTGTTCTAAAGCTTGGTCGCCGAGTGCCTTGACGCCTTGTGGGGCTACTTGCTGCATCATGGCCATCTGTTGGGCCTGCTGTTTCTCAGCTTGGATCTGCTCATCGTCTTTCACGAGTCCTGCAGTCTTGATGCCTAGTGCCGTAGCGCGTCTCTGGAAATACTGGCTCACATTGACGAACTCAGCGATCGCCTGGGGGCCTACGACTTGAGCAGCGCCTGCCAAGAACAAGTCAAGTTTCTGTAAGTCGTTCCCTCGTCCTAGCGCCTCGACCCCGGTGATGATCACTGGGTTAACAATGTCCTTAGGTAACGCAGGGAGCTTCTTCTTGCTCTTCATTACGTCCATCAGTCTGTTAACAAATGGCAACTGCATCTCGTTTGATAATAATGAATATAAACCACCTAACGCTGACTCAAGCTCTTGGGATAACATCCTGATCTCTTCTGCAGTAACACGCTCAGCTTGCCTAACGACATTCGAGGTTAACAAGAAGGCAGCGCCGAGCCTGTCAGCAATAACCTTAATCGACGACTCAGCGGTCCTGAAGTCTGCGATCTTGTTGAGCTGTAAGGTCGTTACGTCCGCAGCGTTACCCTGGACTATCGCGCCACTCGGGGCTTCTGCGAGTGTCCGAGCACGCGTGGTGCCATTAGGATTCACCAAGAACATAACCTTAGCCGCCGCAGCAGAACCCTCAAGGATCGCCTTAGAGAGTCCCTCAAGTGACTGTAGGTCACCTAAGTATTCCTCGACGTATCCACGTCCATAGCTTTCACCGTCGATCCGTGAGAACCTCAGCGGTATAAACGGGTTCTTCGCTTTGTTAACTCGTGACCCTGAGTTCTCCAGTGCGACACCGTTAATGTCTTGATATATAATAAATTCATCACCATCGCGACAAGCAGCAGTATACAAGTGAACCTCATCGGTCGGCTGTCCGCCGTTAGTTGCAATCTGGGCCTTGATGTCTTCATCGAGCACGTCGTAACTGATGTTCTCTTTGGTAGCGATGTGGGTCACGTTGCCCATTGGGTCTCTATCGACGACAAAGCGATCTAGGTGGAACACCCGGATACCCCCTTCGTCAGGAAGATACAGCATGACATTCCCTGTGATAATCAGGTGTTTAAGCGCTGAGTGAATCGCTGTGCGATACGCCTCGCGACTAATCTCATCCATGACTGACTCTTCGACTTTCTGGAGTGTCTCTTCGATCTCAGAAATCAACTCTTCAGGTGCCCCTTCGTTAGCCAGGGCGTAACTGTCGATGTTCAATCGGAAAAACGGGGCGTTAGGCGGAAGGAGTGCTAACAGTAATTTAGAGGCGAGGTTATTTACTCCGCGAGCCCCAACGCCCTGAAAAGGTGTGTCTAGTCTGCTGTGTGGTCCGTGGCCTTCGTCGGGCATGACGTAGGGTAACGTGAGCTTCGAGCAGGACCGTGCGCGATCTAGGTATTGATAGCGGTGTCCTTCGAGGCTTGTGTAGACCGCTTGGGCAGTGGTGAATTTCATAAAGATATAATATTAAATAATTTCCTCAGGCTCAGGCTTGATCGACAAGAACTCTAACTGAGTTAACTCTTGGACACCCTCGGACCCCTCTAGCATAGCGTCGTCGTTGGATGTAAAGCGCCAGCAGTCGATGGCTATGAGTCGTCCACTGCCGTCGGTGGCTTCAGCCAGGCTTTCAACAGGTGGAAGTCCGGTGATCGTTGTGCCTTGCTTGTTCGGATAGCCACGGTCTGAGTCTACGGCTGCAACAAGTCCCGTGTAGAGTTCGTCGGGCTGCACTACGTAATAACGAAACCCTGTGTCAGCTCGTGACTGTTCGATTTCTGTAAGTGGTTCTTGTTGTTCGTCCATTAGTCTATCAGTTCAAGTTCGTCGAGAAGCTCAAGGTCTTCTTCGATAGGCGGCTCCCAGCTCAAGCGTTGAAGGTAGGTCTCAAGGTTGATTTCCTCAATACCATCTAGGTCAAAGTCGTCTGATTCCAGTATACCACTGCGTTTCACACAATATAAGCGGTCACTGTTGGTCTCAGGGTCTAAGAAAGTCTTATCCCAAAGAGCAAGCCAGCGTTCACTTTGTTCGTCTGGTAGGTTCCTTGCGGTGTTACCAGCGTCTGTCAAGGTGTCATAAGATGCCTCGTTGCTGAACCTAAAGAATCGATGAGTTTCGTCTGTCATACTTAAAGTGTTACGTTGTTAACAATGATGCTCCAGCCCTTGGCCTTGAGTGATGTTACTGCGGAGTTAGTCGCGGCACTGAGTGAGCCAGTGGCTACATTATAATCAATATCAATACCAGCGTCAGCCAAAGCAGAACCACCAGATGCTCCGTTAGTCGTTGCGTATTTGCCAGATGCGTCGATGGAGACAAGAATGTTCTCGACCGATTGAGCGGATAATGCGGAACAGCCGTCCCATGCTAAGTTAAAGACTCCGCTTGTTATGCTTGATGGATTCCAGTTAGCAAATACGTCTGCTGAGAAATCGGTAAGTGACGTGCAGCTAAGCCACGCTTGAAAGACGCTTTCGACTACCGGCAGCGGTGCGCTGAAATTTGTAATTGATGAGCAGACGAACCATGAATAATCTGCTTTGGTTACTAATGGAAGCGGTGTGCTGAAACTTGTAAGTGGGGTTCCTAACCAAGCTTCGCGAGCGTCAATAGCTAATGGAAGGTCTGCGCTAAAACTTGTAATTGATGAACTTCTCCAAGCACTGAGTATTGTAGTTGCTGTAGGTAACGGAGTGCTAAACGAAGTGAGTCCACTAGACCGCCATGCACTACTAAAGTTCACATTGGTCGCCTCCGTGCCGAGCTTTGCGCCGCTTGGGAATGACGTTAGGGCCGAAGTGCCTTGCCATGTTGACGTGAAGTTAGTGCATAGTGGAGCTTGGATAGCCCCGAAATCACTCATGCTTGTGTTACCTTGCCAAGCATTTACCGCATAAGTCAGAGCAGGAAAACTCATTGCTGGAAATGACACTAGTGCTGTTTTAGATGCAAATGCGTAACCAATATTCGTCACCTCTTGCATTGGAACGGCTTTAAACTCAACAATATCGCCTCGCTGATACCAAGCTGAATATAGGTTGCTTCCAGTGAACGACTCTAACGCGCCCCTGTCTATTAGCAGTTTCTTTGCTGCTTCAATATCAGCAGAACTTGCCGATTCTGGCAAAAGGATAATGCCATACAAATCACCAGTTTTGCGATACGATGCGTTACCTAAGTTACCCAAAAGATTCAACTCAGTGACCGCATTGGCATTCACGCGATACGCAAAGGTTCCGAGGCTCGTCCCTACGATTTGCCAGCCAGCTTGCCCTCCTGACAGTGGACTTGCAACCACAAGGTGGTCAGCGTTGTCGTTAAATGTAACCTTGTAGCCATCCCGTGTCGGCTGGTCGTTGACTGTAGATTGGCTAACAGAAGCGTTAAGTGTATTATCTGAACCAACAATATTACCGTTCCAGTAAGAAACAAAATCAGCAGGGTCAACGATAGGGAAAATCTGCGGGTCAAAGAAATAGTAGCCTTGTGAGTCAATGAGACTAAAGACGTTGTTCCTATTATTAATATAATTACGAACTGAGTCAGCTTGGTCGTCGGTGATGGACGCAGGGAAGAGCGCAAGGAACTCTAGGTCGATGGCGAGATTGGAACCACCAGTAGAATCTGATGAAATAGAATATTCCGTTGCAGCAACACCGGTGTCGGGAAGTGTGGTCACACCATTGTTTCCATCTGCATCGTTGACTTTACTTTTTTGCGAGCTAGGTGCAAGGCGAGATTCGAATAGCAAATCCCCACGGTCATCGTCAAAAAGATTTTGATGAGTTTCACCCCAACCGCCAGAATACCTTAAGTTCAAAGTTTCCGTTGAGACTAAACGGCGAAGTGCGAAGCCGGTGTTTTGGTAGTCAAAGCCTCCATTTATGTTAGCTCCAAATATGCGACCATAATCGTCACCGCCATCTCCAAGCACACTGAAAGCTGCAAACATATAGCCGCTGTTTATGTTATTAGCAAAGAGACCTTGAAGCCCATCGTTAACACCATCGAACCGCAAGACACTCTTCTTGATAACCGTGGCTGGGTCGTTGCCGGCTTGGTTGATTGTTACCACTTGGCCAGTCGCGCATTTGAACTTGGTGTCACCGTGGCGGACGTTGGTGGCCGTGAAGTCGATTTTAAGTTCCTCAGTGCCGCCGATAGATAACGTGCAGGTCTGGATGTATCCGTTGAGTGTAGAAACACTGGTCGTAAACTGGCCGTTAAACGAGAGATGGGTGAAGCCTCCGTAAATGCGAGTATTGTTTGGCTGACTTGCTTTAACAACACCGTTTTGTTTAAATTCTAGTAATCCAGAAGACCGTTTAATAGTAAGTGTTGATAATCCAGAAGAAAGTTGTGTTAAAGGTATGATCGAAAAACCATCATAAAAGTGCGGAGTGCTATGACTAAAATAAACATTGAACCGTATGCCACTATTAGCTCCTGATACGATATGAAAGTTATCACTATTAACCACATAAGCCACCATCTCCAACACGAAGTCATCACTGGCTCCGATAGTCGGAAAGGTAACAGCAGGAGCGTTCCCAGTGGTGACCGGAAGATAACAATAGCCTTTACCATTGGCGTCTAATGGCAACGCTTTAGGCTGGTTTAGGGCCACATCTTGTTTCGCATCGCCGCCCTTTTGTGAACCACGAGCCAAGTTGCGAAGAACCGGAACTGGCTCAAGGAAATCAGCGGTCGTCAGGGCTTCTGCTAGAACGTCACCAGATGTCGCGCTGGAAGTCAGTGTGGATAGATTGAGTGCCATTGTTTGAAATATATATTATTAATTACAGGCTATCACTATGGTATGGCCAGTATATGAGACGCTTGATGTGGCCGTTGAGTTGTTGGCTACTATTATAGTCTTGGCCGATATTTAATTTAGTTGAATCCCGAAGGACACCTGTGGAGGTGACGTTGCTAACCGTGGACCCATTTAACGAGCCTTCTTTATGCGTTGCGTTGTAAGAAATCGAAGCTCGGTTAAGTGTTGTTTGAGGGTCTCCATAAATAAGGAAAGGTGCTACCCCGTCAAAAGCTCCGAAATACGTGTCTTGGGGGTTTTTATACATATAGCGTTGGGCGCTGCTGTGACCCGCGAGAACATACACTTGAGCGCCTGTAATACTGCGCGTAATAAACTCAGCGTAAAACGTGCCGTCTCCTCCGCTGTTAAAGGAGTTCGTGAAGGCACTGCCGGAAATCACAAGGTCGTCAGCGGCTCGTTGCGCGGTGGAACCTGATGTCGGTATGTAGGACGTGGCGACACTTCCGCTTTCGACTTGTGCGCCATAGGCATAGACTGTTATTTGTGAATTGATAGACCCATTAACTGCTTGTCTTAACCCCATGCTGAAATAACCAAAATTAAGATTCGAAGTTTCCGTGACTTCATATCTAGCCCAATCGGTTGTAAGTGTTACCGTTGTGTAAGCGCTGTTACCAGCGTTTCTTAAAAGAATTTTCTCTCCACCATTTTCACCTTTTAGGTAAACGCTTTGAGTGTAACTAATCCCGCTTGTGGCATTGAAAAAGTCTTCAAACAATGAAAGGTCTCCCGATGAGGTTCCACTTCCAGAATCAAAGACTACTTTGGTAGCGTTTTGAGTTCCGTCAGGAGACTCGGCAGCGTTAAGAGTGACTGCGGGTGCCACACCAGTTCCGGCTGCGCTTTTTCCCCATGATGAGTTACTAAAGTCTTCACTGTAACTGACCAAGTTAGTCGCACTCGGCTCCACCAGAATCATCGGCACTCGTGGGCCAAAGGTAGCCCCTGTGATAAACTTCGGGCTGCCCGTTGTGTTAGCCACGAAGTCACTCGCGGTTGTGCCTTCTTCAAGCTGTGGTCCGTAGATGTAAAGACCGTCAGTTCCATTTCCTGCAAAATTTACAAGCCGCGCTTGTGTTGAAGACTGAGCGATGGAAAGCCTTAATCTTAGAATGTCGAGAGAAGAAGTAAACTTGCTAATGCAACGAAACCAACCATTGCCAATGTTTTGTATTTCTCCAATGACCCCACCAAAAGAACCGACTGCTCCATTAGTTAAATCAAAATTAACAAAATACGAGCCATTCCTTGCGTCAGTTATTTGTAAAACATCGTATTCTCCTTTTTTTGCATAAACACTAGCCACTAATGAATCAGAGGCGCTAGTAACAATGGTAATTCCTTGACGCTGTGATGTCGAAGTCGCTACCAATTTGGATGCGTCTTGATTACCAAACGGACTATCGACAACATTTGCTGTGATTGTTGCGTTTTCGCTGGTCCACTGGTCAAACTCAGTCTGTCCAATGTTCTGAAACTTCGTCGGAGTCAACTCGGCTCCCTGTGTCTGGTCAACGCGCACCGTGTTGGGACTGGCTGACGCTATGAGACCGTTGACATCTGTGTAAGTCGCGGTTCCTGCGCGGGTCGCTGTGATAACGTCGAGGGTCTCAGGTAACGCCGGGTTCAAGTCGAGCGTTGGGTTCTCAAGGGTCCCGACCATCGAGTCACGCGCGTCAAACAAAAGGTAAGGGTTTAGCGCAAATATGCTAAAGCCCCCTCCCAGTTTTTGGGTTAGCTCCGATTGGCTAAGAGCCCTAGTAAGCGGGCGCGTGAGTGGTCGGGTTAGAGACATTATTAGAATGCTTTGTTATCAGCGACAGGAGCGACGATGATGTCTACGTTGGTAGGCGCAGCACTAAGGTCAACTTTGAGCTCTTTCGAGGACGTCGTGAACAGTGCTTGGCCATCGTCAGTGAACGTTACGTCTTCACCGATATCAACATAAGAATCAGCGATCTTGTGCTGGAGCTTGATTTGGGCAGATCCGAATGTGCCAATGACAGCAAACATTCCAGAGCTTCCATTCCAAGTCATGTCGATATCAGCGGCGCTGGTCACATTGCGAGACACAGTTCCGATTCTTGTAATTTCAGGCATGGTTTCTGTTTAGTATATATTTATGAATAATTAACCCCCGCTCCTCCTTTAGGTGTGCTAATTGAAGAACGAGGGATTGTAAGTGGAGAACGACGTGATGCCTTAGTTTTACGTTGTTGTCTGACCGGGCTAAGAGCTTTCTGTGCGACCTTAGTGGGCGGCGGTGGGGGTGCCGGAGGTTTAGGAATTTCAGGCATCTTAGGGGCTGACATACACATGGCTTATTGTCTTAGGTTGGTATTGAGAATATTCTTGTTTTGTTCTTCGTGAACAGTGCGGAGAAACGTAACAACCGAGCGCTGTCCATAGTGGTGGTCGAGATGCCTCAGAGGTGTAGTAGGCCCAAAGTCTCGCTTTGGATATGCCTTTTCGATAGCTTCAAGCAAACTCAACGGCACTGTAGGCCAGTGCTCGGTGTTTTCATATAAGCTCATGAGTCAAGAAAGATCGTCTAGGTGTTCTGGTAAATCACCGTTGTCGATCATTTTGCGCGTCTCTACAAGACACATTGCGTTCCAGATTACTGCCCCACCGTGGTCTTCGCTGAGGTCTCCCTGCATAAACGACCACAAGTGGCGATACAAGCTGTCAACATACCGAGACAAAGGGATGCCTTTGCGCCAGTTGTCCTTGCCATACTTGGTGGCACCGTCTTCGAAGCGACGCGATACAGCCTGGAGCGCAGCAACAGGAATACAACTAGGCATTCCCTTGCCGATCATGGCGTCACGCACGGCTCCCGTGTCGAATTCACTGCGTTCCCCTGAGTCAGGTAACACGCTATTATTTTGTTTGTTCATGGTAGTGGTTCTTTAGGTCGTGCTCTAAGTTAACTAGGGTGTCTTTTAGATACGGTGTGGGATAATATTTATTAATACGCTTCTTGTCTGACGTAATGACTGTGTCTTTGTGGATCAAGTTGTGCTTAGCGAGATAACGCATGGCCGCTGTGATGTTCTCACCGCTAAGGCCCATGAGTCGAGCCAAAAGGCTGTTCTCAATGCCTGGCCGCTCGAACACAGCGATACACAGGCTCGCCCGGTAGAACGTCGTGACACCAGCGCGTCTCATGGTTTCACTTAGGATCAGTAGGTGTCTCATGGTGTCCACAGTTTAATGTCAACGCCATCGTAGTCAGAGGCGCGGAGTATCCTGGCGAGCCTGGCGGTGACCAGTGCGTCGTCTTCGGTGAGCCCTGCTTTCTCGTAGGTCGCCACCACCGTTTCCCAGTTGTATCCGTCTTTCTCTAGGATCTTCTCGGCGGTCTTAGTGCCGATCCCTTTGACGCCCATGTAGCCGTCGGTCGGGTCACCTGCGAGTGTCTGGATGAGGTGGAACTTGTCGGCTTCTTCAGGGGTGACACTGCGCATCTCGTCTCGCAACATGTTATACCAGGTGATCGGTAGGGTCCCAAAGTCTTTGTCACCACTCACAGCCACAAAGGTCGGGTCTTCAGTGGCCATGATGCCGCACACGTCGTCAGCCTCGAGTCTCGGGAACACACGGGAATCGTAGGACTCAATGGCCCATGAGCGTAGAGCTTTTAGGCCTAGAGGTTTACGCGTGTTTTTCCGGTTTGATTTATAATTAGGGAATATATCGTAGCGGTAGTTCTCGGTGTCTGAGAACGCCAGGATAAACTCTGCGTCTTTGTCGAGCTTTCTGACCACACTCATAAGACAAGAGTCAAAGCTGTGCTGTGATTCCTTCTCGCTAGAGTGTAGTGTCCATGTGTCTTCGTCCCATTTGATTTCGACCTCAGTAGAGAACGAGGCGCGGTAAAGGAACATATCTCCGTCTATTATTAATTTCATATCTTTAGTGTGTTTCGGCCCAGTTGTTTCCGACTTTGTATTCTCCGTCTAGTGGGCACAGGAGACCAAAGGTTTCACCAGCTTTGAGGATAGCATTGACAAAGCGCTGGCCGTATTCGTCTGCTTTTTCTGGAGGGCAACTAAACTGGACCTCATCGTGGACGTTAGCGTGGAGCGTGTAGTCTTCTCCGGCCATGTCGTTGACAAAGTGCACCAGTGCTTGCTTCATGCATATCGCCCCGGCCGACTGTAACAAAAGGTTAACGCTACTGTGCGGGGACCTACAGGGCAGTGTGCGACCGTCGAGTCCTTTGAGAAAACCAAAGCCTTCTACTTTGTCTTTGACGGCCTCGCGTAACCTTTTGATCGCTGGCATCTGTTTGAAAAACTGAGCCTTGAGCCTGCTGCCATCCTGGGCGGTCCCATCGACGACCTCTCCGATCTTCGAGTCTGACCCACCGTAGATTAGGCAGTAGATGAAGCGTTTCGCTGCGTTTCTGTCAGGCAATCCAGCGGCCTCTTGGTTCGCTGTGTGCACATCACCACTTAGGATCTCGTTGGTGTATCGCCCGTCGTCGATCTTGTGCAGGTAAGCGGCTAACATTCGCAACTCAAGCCCTGAAGCGTCACAACCCACAAGGACACGCCCTGGAGGAGCAGTGAACAGCGCACGGCACTCGTAGCCATATTCAGCAGACACTGAAGGACACTGTGCGACATTCGGCGACTGATGGCTACAGCGGCCACTGACGGTCCCACCTGTGTTCACTGAGCCATAAATATTATTATTATTAACAAGCTTGAGCCAACCGTTTTTACCTTCGGCTAACTGACCGAGCCGTTTAGCAACCAACAGATACTCTAGTAACTTTAGGCTCTGCTGTGTGTCGATCCCACGCAACACTGCCTCGTTGATCGCAGGTCGCTTACCCTCGAAACACTCAGGCTTCCACCCGCCTTCGATGAGTCTCTCTGAGATCTGATCGCGACTCTGTGGGTTAAACGGAACTTCTTTGGTTCGCATCTCGCCTTTCTTGACGTCCTTGTGTCCTGCTTCGTTCGCCTCTTTCTTTGTCAGCCACTTCTTGCCATCTGGTGTTATCCACCAAGGGCGCTTAGTTTCGACGACGCGTGGCGGGAACGTGTGCTGTAGTTCGCCGTCAAGTTCAGCCCGCCTTGTCACTAGTTTACTGAGGAGCTTGTTGGCCCCCTCGACGTCAAACGGAAACCCGTTCTCTTCTTGGGTTCTTATGGCTCGCGCAAAGTCCATCTCAAGCACAAGGTCTTGGTCAGTGTGCGTCCGGTCTTTCATGAGGTAAGCAAAGAGGGCATCGTTGACCACCACGTCCTGGACACAGTAGTCTTCCATCTCTTGGCTCCAGTGTTCCCAGGTCTCGGTGGCACCGTGTTCGTCTTTGTGGACACCCAAGCGCATACCCCATGACTTCAACGAGTGCGACCCACGCAAAAACGTAGGGAGCTTCGCTTCGTTCCAGTCTTCGCGTTTACGGTCTGGGTGGTTGAGTCTACCCAAGACCATCGTGTCGATGATAGTAGGGTGCTCAAAGCCATACATTTTACGCAGGGCCGGAAGGTCGAACCCTATGCCATTGTGTGCGACCAAACAGTCAGCCTTAGATAATCTCTCTAGTGCTTCATTAATATTATTACACTCACCGTTGTTGCGATAGCGGTGGGTCCCTTCGTTGTCCATGATGACAATACAATGCACAACCTCTAGTCCCTCTAGGGTATTCCAGTTGCCGATCGCGTTGGTCTCTATGTCAAATACTGCTGTGTTCATCATTTAAAATGGGTTAGTGGTGTCCATGACATGAGTCTCAGTGAGTCGCGCTGTGTCCTTGTCGTAAGCCAACGAACACGCCACGCCTGTCTCTCCGCTAAAACGGTTCTTCAGGACCCTCACGGTTGTCTTGTTGCGGTCCTCTGGGTCTTCGGCTTGCTGCGACCTTTCCAGTCCCAGGACCATGTCTGACAGTTGAGCTATGGCTTGGGAGCCCCTAAGGTCCGCCAGGCTAACTGCTCGTCCTTCTTCGTGACCTCGGCCCTCAGGACGCTTAAGGTGACTCACGAGTAACAACGCAACCTTGGTCTCTTCGACAAGAGAGCGCAGTGCGGTCATTGTGTTATCGATAAGCCTACGCTCGTCGCCGTCACCTATGCCCGAGACAACAATACTGATATGGTCGAGAACAACAAAGTCAACGTCGTAGGTTTTGATCATGAAGCGAATCCGGTTGAGCAGACTGTCTGACGCAAGGCTACCGAAGTGATCATAGACGTAAAAACGACCGCTACCTACTGTCGCATCAAAGGCATCCTTGAAGGCGTCGTCGCGTTCAAACGGTTCTAAGTGTAAACACTTGCCCATCTCAAGACCGATGATGCTCAAGGCTGTCTTCTCGACTGACTCTTCGAGCGCGATGTAGCCAATGCGCTTGTCAGTAGTTTTCATTAGGTGGTGCGTGATCACCCGGCAAACCTGTGACTTGCCGATACCGCTTCCTGCACAGAGCGTCACAATCTCAGATTGGCGAAGTCCGTGTGTGATCCTGTTGAGCCCGGAGAACGGATAATCTAAAGCCTCGACCTCGTGGTGCTCGGCGATCTTCTCGTAGAGCTCTACGCCAGACAAGATGTCGTCAGGGCGCCAGACTTTAGCGCTAAAGATCGCACCGATAATCGCAGACTTTTTGCCTTCAATAAGACACTCGTTGGCGTCTTTGTGTGGCAGGTGAGCAACCTTACACTTACCCGCAGGTAACATATGGGCAACCTCTTCGACGGCGTTGCGCCCACTCTCGTCCATGTCGAACATTAAGATCACCTCCTGGAAACCAGAGAGCCAGTCAAAGTGTTTCTTGAACATCGACTTGGCAGACTGAGCGCCAGCGCCAAGGCTCACCACAGGGAACTCACCGCCCTGGGCTACTGCCACAGACATCGCGTCGATTTCTCCTTCGGTTACAACAAGCTTAAACCCTGGCACCGGGTTAGCCCATAGGTGCTGCCCAAAAAAGTGATCGGGCTTTCCGGCGCATCGAAAGTCTTTACCTGCGAAGCGATACTTCTGGGCGATCTTCTGGCCCGGCAGGTCGTAGTAGTTTGCGATGTGACAAGGCTTACCGTTAAGGTGGCCTACTTGGTATCTGAAACGACGGCAAGTAGCCTCGTCGATACCCCTAGACTCTAACGCAGTGTATTCCCCGTCGATAAAGTCATTATTATTATTATTTATTATATTTTCCATTGTTCTCGGTGTTCCATTCCCGGCACGAAAAACTCCACAAGCATAACACTTAGTGGAGTCGTCAGTATTTATTGTTAATGCATCGCTGCTGCCACAGTCTGGGCAAGGCTGATGCGTCAAGGCGGCGGTAAGTTGATCCATTCGTTTGGTATCTTGCTCTTTGCGTCACACCACTCAAAGCCATTATCATCGCACCACTGACCATAGGTCGTCTTACTGTTCTTGTTGAGCGTCGTGTTTGCATTCTGGAATACAAAACGAACATCTGCGTCAGGATTTTGCTCACGAACAAGTAAGTGTTTGGTGCGGTCTGAGCCCTCAAAGTAACCCTTGACTTCTAACATGATGCCATTAGGCAACACGAAGTCAGGCGTGTAAGTCTGCGGCCTCAGATACTTGAGCTTTTGGCTCTCGTAAGAGTAGTTGACCCCAGCCCCTTCAAGGGCCGAGGCCACACGCTTTTCTAGTCTAGAACGAAAAATCCCCGTTCTCTTTGCCCTGTGTCTCCTCATCGTGTAGTTCTGTGGTGAAATCCTCACCGCCATCGAACCCGCCCTCGACTGACCCAAAGACCGAATCTTTAGCGCCGTATTCAATTAACTCAATAATCTGGACAGAACGTAAGCGAAGGCTCACCCCAAACTTACCACTCACAACCCAGACATGGGGCTCTAGTGCTAACTTAATGCGAGACCCTGAGCCTACTTGTGGCATCTTTATCTTTTTACCTGTGGCGTTGTAACAGGCTACATTAAAATTAATAACACCTTTGTCACGGGTTTGCCGCTGGGCGACCTGCTTGGCCATAATGTAAAAACCCTCGTCGCTTTGTCTAAACGGTGTCGAGGCGTCT